CTGATATTGATCAAGGCGAAGGCTTACAAGTATTGAAGTATGAAGTTGGACAAGAGTTCAAGCCACACTACGATTACTTTCCTGATATTGGAAAGCCTTATGAGCAAAAAGATAAGGGTGGCCAAAGAATGATAACGGCTTTACTTTATTTGCACGAGCCAAGCTCTGGTGGTGAAACGACTTTCCCTGAAGCTGGCATAACAGTCAAGAGTGTTGTTGGTAACTTGTTGACATTTAAGTATGAAGACTTGAGCGTTGATACAAAGACATTGCATTGTGGTATGCCTGTTCTTGAAGGTGAAAAGTGGGTTGCCACTAAATGGATTAGAAAAGAAACATTCAAATAGGGGTTTGATTTGAGAAAAGTTTTAATTGCTACAGCGATGAGGTTTGGTGATTCACTTCATGCATTGCCTATTGCATCATGGCTGGCAAAGAATAAAGACGTACAGATTGATTGGATCTATCACCACAACATGGCTGGCTATTGTCAACCGCTAGTTGACATATTGAATGCATCATCATTCATTAATGCAGTTGGAAGTTATGACCACGACAAGATATCAAATTGGAAAGGTAAAGGAGTTATGGGATGTTGGCGTCCTTATAACTTGATTGTTGATGAGCTGAGTGAACGCTACAACAATTTTTATGATGAAATTTATTGTTTTGGCTATAGCAAAGAAGCTTATGAAACACGCAGATTAGGATTTTTCTCTGAACATTTTGCGGAAGAACATAAGCTTGGAGTTGATTACTACTACAAGTTAGAGTATGGAAACCCTGATCAAACCTATGCCCAGTATCCCGTCAAGATCGACAAAATGTATTCACCAGTATTGAAGGAAGTTGGCGCAGTTGAGCTAACAGAAAAAGATGGAATCATTAAAAATTTACAGTATGCAGCTGGTGCAAAAGAAGTTATTACCACTAGAACAGGGGCAGCGATTGCTTTAAGTCTAGCGAGGATACCTTTCAAGATTCGTTTCTTGGATAGTGATTACGATTGGTACTTAAACATCTGTCATCAAATTACTGGTGGCGTACAAAGGATTTAACATGGACGAAAGAATATTTGATTTTATTAATAACAAGATTGACGATAGAGTCGTTCTTGTATCGAACTCTCTATGCGATGGCGCAGCTAAAGACTATGCCGAATATAGAGCGATGTGCGGAGTTATTCAGGGTCTACGATCCGCACAGTTAGAAATCAAAGACCTTGCACGCAAAATGAAAGTGGATGAAGACGATGAGTGAAATTTTAATCAGTCAAGACGGTAATACCGCAACGGCACTACCTGAAACTGCGGAGGAAAAGGCTAGACAAATACCTGATCCTCAGACCTTCCATATTCTCACAGTCTTACCAGAGATTGATGAAGAGTATGAAAGCGGATTACTCAAGGCTGGTACGACCATGCACTATGAAGAAGTGTTGTCTCCAGTATTGTTTGTAATCAAACTCGGCCCTGATGCATATAAAGATGCAGCAAGGTTTCCAAACGGCCCCAGTTGCAAGACAGGGGATTTTGTAATTGTGCGCCCTAACACGGGTACTAGGATCAAGATTCACGGTAAAGAATTTAGGCTCATCAAGGATGACCAAGTTGAAGCCGTAGTTCAAGATCCTCGCGGCATTAGTCGTGCTGCTTAAGGAGAATGTATGGATACAAAAGAGTTTAAGTTTCCTGATGAGGAGAATGCGGTAGAGGAAAAAATTGAGGTCGAAATTGAGGACGAACCCGAAATTGAGATCATTGATGACCGCACCAAAGAGGAAAAAAAGGTTGAGAAGTTTGTCTTTAAGCCCAAAGAGGTGACTGAAGATGAGCTATCTGAGTACAGTGATAAGGTCAAAAAGCGAATGGGTGAGCTCCAAAAGGGCTATCACGATGAGCGCAGAAGGGCTGAATTGGCTCAAAAAGAGAAAGAAGATGCAATTAAATTTGCTCGATCTATTGCTGAAGAGAACAAAAAGCTCAAAGGATCTTTGAGTGTTGGTCAACAAGCTTTGTTGGAACAGGCTAAAAAAGTCGTGTCAAATGAGGTGGAAGAGGCTAAACGCAAGTACAAAGAAGCCTATGAGTTGGGAAATACTGACGCTGTGGTTGAGGCGCAGGACGCTCTTACGAGTGCCAAAATCAAGTTGGAACGTGTAAATAATTTCAAGCCCCCTGTACAGGAGCCTGAAAATGAGGTACAAATACAACCTGAACAACCTGCGGTCGATCAAAAGGCCGCTGCTTGGAAACAGGATAACCCCTGGTTTGGCGAAGATGATGAGATGACCAGTTTTGCACTGGGCTATCATTCTAAGTTGGTCAAACAAGGAGTTGATCCTAGATCCGATGAATACTACGAGAAGTTAAATTCTCGCTTACGCAGTGTGTTTCCTGAGTCATTCGAACAGGAGACATACGAAGAGCCCGTTAGGGAACAGCGTAAAACTAAATCGAATGTGGTTGCGCCTGCGACTCGGAGCACTGCTCCTAAAAAAGTCACACTTACTACACGGCAAGTTGCTCTTGCTAAGAAGCTAGGTGTCCCGCTGGATGTGTACGCACGTTCAGTAGTTGAATCAATGAGGAATAATTAATATGTCAGAACAAAACCGTAAACCAAGAGAGACTGAAACACGGGAAGTTCAAAGCTACCGCCCACAATCGTGGAGGCCGCCAGAAGTTCTACCGATGCCAGACGCTAGACCCGGTTGGGTTCATCGATATGTTCGTATTAGCATGATGGGCGCATCTGACCCTGCTAATATTTCTTCCAAGTTTAGAGAGGGATATGAACCTGTTCGAGCAGAAGATTATCCTGAGTTGATGATGCACGCCACACAAGAAGGCCGATTCAAAGGCAATATTGAGGTTGGTGGATTATTGTTATGCCGTATTCCTGAAGAGTTTATCAAGCAAAGGGAGGATTATTACGCCTCTCAAGCCAAGGCTCAGATGGATTCAGTTGACAATACTTTCATGAGAAACAATGATCCTCGTATGCCTCTTTTCAAAGAGAGACGTAGCGAGACAACAATCGGTCGATAATTTTTTAGGAGTCCTTAAATGGCTTATCCAACAGTCTCTGCCCCTTATGGGCTAAAGCCTGTTAACCTGATTGGTGGTCGTGTTTATTCTGGTTCTACCAGAATGTTCCCCATCGTGAATGGTTACAGCACATCCCTCTTCAACGGTGACGTTGTTGACTTGGGAACAGGCAACAACATTGGTTGCTTGGTAACTACTGGTCTTACATATAGCAGCACATCAGCTTCCAATGGAACAATTGGTGTGTTTGTTGGTTGTGAGTACTCTACAACTGGCGGCCCGATTTACGGCAAAAACCGTTATCAATTCTGGCAAGCTAGTACAACAGCTCCCGATGCTATCGGTTATGTAGTTGATGATCCTCAAGCTGTGTTCAAAGCAGCCGTTGTTAACGGTGGCTCTGCACAAAGCACAACGATCCTTTACGCTAACCAAGCTTTCGTGGGTGGCAATGGGTTCTACTCTGGTGCAGGCGGTTCAACTACTACTGGCGATTCTGCTGGCGGTATTGCATTGTCAGCTTCAGCTACAACCACTTCTGCCGTGACTCCAGCTACTGGTGGTGCTCCCTTCCGTATCGTTGGCGTAGTGCCTGATACAGCAGTAAGCGTGGTACAAGCAGCTACTTCAAGCTCTACGACAATCACATTGTCTGCTTCTAATAGCGCTATTTACCCCGGAATGGCTATCTCTGGCCCCGGCATCAACGCAGGTTCTAACACCTATGTAACTACGGTAAACGGTACAACAGTGACCATCAACAGAGCAGTAAGCTCTGCTCAGTCATCTGCTGTTAACTTTACATTCACTGGCTATCCCGAAGTATTGGTGACTTGGAACTTTGGTTTCCACAGTTACTTCAATGCTACTGGCGTTTAATTAAGGAGCTAACAAATGGCTATTTCACGCGCACAACTATTGAAAGAGCTGCTCCCAGGCTTGAACGCATTGTTCGGTTTAGAGTATGCACGTTATGGCGAAGAGCACAAAGAAATCTACGAAACAGAGACTTCTGAGCGTTCATTCGAGGAAGAAACTAAATTGTCTGGTTTCTCTGCTGCACCAGTCAAAAACGAGGGCCAAGCCATCGCTTATGACAATGCACAAGAGGCATGGACAACACGCTACAACCACGAAACCATTGCTTTGGGTTTCTCAATCACTGAAGAGGCGATTGAAGATAACTTGTACGACAGCTTGTCTGGTCGTTACACCAAAGGCTTGGCTCGTGCTATGGCTTACACCAAGCAAGTTAAGGGTGCTTCCATTCTGAACAATGGATTCAACTCTAGCTATGTTGGTGGTGACGGTGTTGCTTTGTTCTCTACTGCTCACCCCTTGGTGAACGGTGGTACAAACTCCAACACTCCTACAACTCAAGCTGACTTGAATGAAACCTCTCTTGAGAGCGCAGTCATTCAGATCGCTGGTTGGACAGACGAGCGTGGTCTTTTGATCGCTGCTAAGCCCAAGAAGTTGATTGTTCCTCCTTCACTCCAGTTCGTAGCAACCCGTTTGCTTGATACAAAACTGCGTGTTGGTACAAACAACAACGACATTAACGCTATTGAGAACAATGGTTCTATCCCCGAGGGATACACAATCAACCACTTCTTGACTGACGTAAATGCTTGGTTCTTGACTACAGACGTACCCAACGGCTTGAAGCACTTTGTTCGTACACCTCTCCAGAATTCAATGGACGGAGATTTTGATACAGGCAACGTGCGCTACAAAGCCCGCGAGCGTTATTCATTCGGTTGGTCTGATCCCCTCGGAGTTTGGGGTTCTTCAGGTTCATTCTGATGATGTAAAAAGGGGGGTGTAAAAACCCCCTTTTTTTTGTTGACACTTTTTAAATTTCGTGTATATTTAATGCATCTGGGAGTTTACTCTTGTTGCCACTGGCCCAGCAGACGATGCAACGATTAACAAGAGGCTTTTGCATAAGG